TATCTTTGTACAAGTTAAAAGCTTTATCTTTATATTTTGAACCTGCTATACCGCACATATTATGTTAAATAGGTTAAAGGTATTGTATAATATTTTTTTGTAAAATCAACAAAGTTTTCAGTCTCACGAGAAGTTATTAAGTAACTTTTTTCGTTTACGACGACAGAAAAAGAGACTGAAAACCATAAATATTTACACGACGATGGAACAAATACAATATGTGAATCCAAATAACTGGATATCAGGAATATACCGAATAACCGCTCCTAACGGTGATTATTATTACGGGTCTTCTTGTAATTTTAATAAAAGATGGAAAAATAGTCATATTAATAGATTGAAAGAAAAAACCCACGAAAATGTTTATATGCAGAATGTTTTTAATAAATACCCGGCTGGTTGGTTATTTGAGGCTATAGAAAGGGTCGAGCCTGTATCAAGTATACTTGAAAATATAGAACAAAAATACTTAGACTTATATTACGGCAAACCCGGTTGTATGAATATTAATCCTTTTGCAAGTAGACCTCCAAGCCCTAAAGGTAAAGTAGGTTATTGGTGTAATAAAAAACAATCACCAGAGCATATAGAAAAAAGAGCAGCTGCGCAACGAGGTAAACCCAATATTAANTCTTCTATTAATAATTTAGGCAACAAAAATGGTGCCGGTAATAAAGGAAGAAAACGTACTATTGAAAGTCGGTTAAAGATGAGCTTAGCACAAACCGGTAAAAAGTGGCCGATAGAAAAAATAATAAAACGACAACTTACCCGTTTAGATAAAGGTTTAATTAAACGTATTAATGTAGATCCAATTGTGTTGCAAAAGATGGTCAACTCATCAATATTACCTGATAATTTATTAAAAACAAGCATAAAATACTTAAACACTAATATGTAATTTTTTTGCAGTTGTATTTATTCCAGGGTATAGCTCGGGAATAGTCGATAGGGTCTATAAGTTCATTATCCATAAAACCTTTAATTCGAGCTGCACAAGATACACACTCCCCACACCCTGATACTGACCCTGTATAACAGGTATGTGTCTGTCTAAAGTCTACTTGCAAGTCAATACCGGTTTTAATAACTTCTTCTTTAGAATGATTTATAAACGGTGCATTAACCTTGATAGTATTTTTGCGGTTAAGACCGTAAATATCGTTAACTTTATTTAGAAACATTGTCGTGCAATCCCAATAGCCCCCGTGATCGTCGACTTCTACAGCACCGTAAAACAGGTCTTGAGCTCCAATAGATTCAGCCCAACCAGCTGCGCTTGTTAATAATAATAGGTTTCTAAAGGGTACATAACTTAAAGGTTGAGCATTACCAACATCATCCTTAGCTTTTGGTATCTTAAGGTCTGTATTAGTTAAAGCAGACATCGTAGAGATATCTCTAAAGAAATCCATATTAATTACTTTATGTTCTTTAACATTGCATGCTTTAGCTTGAAACTTAGCACAATCGATTTCTCGAGCAATCCGTTGACCATAGTTAAAAGTAACAGCATATACTTCATCGTATTTAAGTGTTTTAGTTACATAGTGTAGTAATACAGTACTATCCATTCCGCCCGATAATATAACTAATGCTTTATTCATATGTGTATTTTAAATTATAAATGAGAAAATTCAATGTGGTTTGATAAATAATATGTACATATGTCTACGTTTGCAAATAAATTTTTGAAAGCTCTTAATGAAGATACAGAAGGTAATGCCTTTACTGGTGCTTTACATAATACTAAAAAAGGTAAAAAAGCTAAAGTAGACGGTAAAGAAATTATTAACACTACTGGTACAATTCCAGAAGATAAAAAGTGGATTCAACATGCACATGCTAAAAAGGGCGGTCTTCATAAAGCTTTACATGTAAAACAAGGTGAAAAAATTCCAGCAGCTAAGTTAGATAAAGCTTTACATAGCAAAAATCCTCATGTTAAACACATGGCACAATTTGCAAAGAACATTAAAGGTTTAAAAGAAAATGTAATGGAAGCCCCAAAAGCTCAACCAGAAGCTCCTGCAGCTGATGCTCCTGCACAAAATGATGATGCNGCAGCTTGGCAAAAATCTTTAGACAANGGTACTAACCCAAAAGACTTTGACGTAGCAGATAATCCACAGCACACCGTTGACACAACCGGTATTCAAGCTGCTCATGAATGGATACAAAAGCTCGAAGAAATGGCACACTTTGTTAATGGTACAGGACCAGAAAGCTTAAACTCACAAATCAATCAATTAGAAATTAAGAATTCAGTTCCTTTCCGTGGTATTGTTCGTCGTGAAGAAAAACGTATTACTAAGTTGGCTGAAAACTTACGCGGTTTAGCTGAAGTGTTTAAGTCAGTAGTTATTACTTCTGAAAAGAAGATCAAAGACGTTAACTCACCTCGTTAATTACATTTAACCTGGGAGTAATGTAATAGACCTTTCATACCGCAATGGGTATATTTGTTTATAAACTCTGAACTTATTTCATCCTTTTTAGTGTGTATACACAACTCGTTTAAATCTTTAAACTTAATAAGCTCTTTTGGCCAAATAAACACACATTGGTCTGCTTCAAGTAACTCTTTAGTTACCTTGTGTGAAGTTTTATCTCTCCACTGATTATCTAATACATACACTATTTTGTGAAACGGAAACTTAGTGGTTATAGTGCTTAGTTGCTCTTTAGTAGGATGTATACCAGCTAACGCCACACTATTACGTAAGAACATAGCATCAATAGGTCCTTCCTGTAGGTATATGTAATCAATATCAGAAGTAACCTTATCTAAATTAAATATGCCTTTTTCACTATTAGCTTTAGATAGATACTTTGCTCTGTCTTCATCTACTTTATACAGTGCCCTGGACTGATAGTGTTCTACTTTAGTGTTGCTATCTGCCGAATAAAAAGGAAATATAACTCTATTCTTGTGTGTATAGTCTGTTAAACTTAACCAAAGAGCTCTTGGCTTATTAATAGCTGTATCAAGTCGTCTATTAGTTATAAACGCTAAAGCATCCTGTACTACTTGGTTTTCTTTATAAAATGATACCTGATTAGGGTCGTACATGTTTATACTGTCATCTGGTAAGCTCTTAGGGTTGTACTTTTTATATGTTACTGATTTCTTAATAATATCTTCTACTGTTTCAGCATGTGTCTCAGATTCGGATAAAATTTCAGATAGTGACATACCAGTTCTATCTTTGACGAAATCTATGCCACTCTTACTCTCATTACAGTTATGACAGTATAAATGATCTTCTTCTGGTATATAAAAGAATCTACGTTTTCTACCCGCGCTCTTACCTTCATGACAATACGGACATTCTCCTGCATACGTGCCGGTACTTTTCTTAAATACTGGTCTTTTACAGTATTGAAAGAATGTACGAATAACTAAGTTTTGAGATATTTGCACAGTAGAGTAATTATATGTTATGGGCACCGCTAAAAATAGCAAATATATTCAGGGAATTTATAACCCTATAAACAAAGAAAAATATATAGGTAATACAAATCCTTCATATAGGTCTCTATTAGAACGGAAGTTTTTTTATTATTTTGATACTAACCCAAACGTTACTGCTTGGGCAAGTGAATCAATTGTAGTGCCCTATTATAACGACGTCGATAAAAAAGTACACAAGTATTACGTAGATTTAGTTGCAGCTATTAAAGATGAACAAGGTAACATACAAAAATATTTAATAGAAGTAAAACCTCATGCTCAAACTCAAGCACCAGTGCCTTCTGACAGAAAAAAGTCGAGTACTGTTTTATATGAAAATTTAATGTATCACCAGAATCAGTGCAAATGGAAAGCCGCGAGTGAATACGCGGCTAAAAAAGGAATGAAGTTTATTGTACTGACTGAAAAATTCTTAGGTAATTAATCAGCTTCTACAGGGTCTGTTTCATCAGCATCGTAAGGGCTCTTTTTCATAGCCTTCACGTAATGGGAAACATAAGGATCAGCTTCTACTTCATCCCCATCTTCGTCTTTATCTACCTTAGGAGCAACTTCTGCTGCTTTACGTTTAGCAGCTAAAATACGGTCACGTTCAGCTTTTGGCTTCATAAAGAAACTACGTAAACGAGCCATCTTAGCAGCTTTTTCAGCTTCTGGATTAAATTCAGGCTCAACTTCACTTGGTTCTTCACCTTTAGCTAAAGCTATCATACCCAAAACGTCTTTAAAATTACCTTCAAATGGTGTTTGACCTGGTAATGTGTTTGCAAGATGTTTGTATATCTCTTCTGGAGATAAACCTTGTGATACTAATTGATCCACTATTTCTTGTTTGCGTGGATCTATCTCTGTATGATGTACAGCAGGTGCTATAGGAGCAGCAGCTGGAGTAGTACCACCTCTTGTAGATTTCTTGAAGTGATAATATGCACTTGGACCTTTAGCCAATTCAGGATTTGCTGCTTTCCAGTCAGCAAATGAAGCATTAGGGTTACGGCCTTCCACTTCTTCTGAAGTAAGGGATTCATTAATTACGTTTGCAAGCTTGTTAAAATTCATACGGTAATATGATTACTTACACAATTTAAGGCAAGTTTTATTTCATTTTTTTCATAGGTTCAATTAAGTTTTGTTGTAAGAGTTCCTTCTGTAGGAAATCCGAAACAATAGACTCATTTTCCCCATATAAATCACCTTTATCGTTGATATAAAGGCTAATCATTGCAATACGTTCTTGTCTTGAACCGAAAATCGGAATAATAGGCGGGCAATCTTCGTGATTAAAGAAACGTGTACCTTTACCCTTTTCCCATGCTTTATATATACCTTCGAATATATGACCTATCTCTGAACGATAAACCGGGTCTATATCTCTATTAGGTGCAGCTGCTAATAATACATCGTTCTCTTTACAAAACGGTAGGTAAAATATAACTGAATATGAGCTCATAGCATTACGAACTAATGCTACGCACTTATCGATAAATGCTTCATCTATACCACCCAAGCCTTTGTCATACAAATAAAGTGAATAAACCAGATTATCTAATGGTGTACGGTCAAATATCATTTTCTTTTTGCCGTAATTTGCCATAGCCTCATCTACAAGAAAATTAAGAATAATTTCTTGAGACTCTTTTGTTGCTTCTTTATTGAGAGGTAGTTTCTTCTTTTTTACCAAATCTCTATACGACTTAGTTGGAGATTCAAATACAGGCCACTTTTCCTTAAAATCTGCTACAAGTGTAGACTTACCTACACACTGGGTACCGATAATGCCAACTTTATTAAGTTTAGAGGTGCTCATTTATTTGATTTATTCTTCTTAGCTACTTTAGCAAATTTCTTCTGTACTTTGTTTTTTGCATCAGATTCTGTTACAAGGTCTTGAATACTAATATCATCATACGATGCGTCTTCTCCGTTAACATCTACCCAATCAAGTACACAATTGTGAGGTGGGTTGTAACCTATAGCTTTAACAAAAGCGTTAAACTGCTCTGTTAGTTCCTCTAAGTCGGCTTGACCGTCAAATATAATTTCAATCTTACGAGGCACACTGACATTAATATCGTCATTAGTATGCTCTAACGTATATGTGAATTTTATTTCTTGTTTCATATATTATACCATTTCTTCAATAATACCGAGTATTTCNGCTACGATTAGTAATATACCGGTAACCCAGANAGCACCNAAGCAAAGACANGTACCCGCAATAATACGAATAATGCTTTTGATAATACTAATGTTTTTATGTTTTTTAGGATCAGGAATGTCGTTCATATATTAAACCTTGAGTGCGCGATC